CGTGAACTTTTCCTCCGGCGTCTTCGGCTTGTTGTCCTTATTCCCGGTCTTCGAGGCATCATCGCTGAACTCGGCCGCTGCCGGGTCGACCTTTTCCTTCGCCGCCAGCTTTACCGCCTCCTGTGATTCTTTAAGCTGCTCGGCCAGCTTCTCGTTCCTTGCCGAAAGGGCCTCGGTTTTGTCCTTCCCTTCGGCAAACAGCGAGGCGGCCAGCTCGTGGTCGCCGCCGCACGCCCCGGCTATCTCGCCGAACCTATCGAGCTGTGCCTTTTCACCCGCCGCCTTTGCCTCGGCCTGCACCTGGCTGAATATGTCCGGATGCTCGGCGGCAAACGTCTCGGCAGTCAGCTTGTCCTTGGTTTTTGACTCTGCCATGATTTTTCCCTTTCTAAATATATTGAATTTAACTTTATTGTTATCTTCTTTATTGAAAACTTTACCTGCGGTTTGATTATCTGCACCGAATGTGCAGAAACTAATGTCCTTGATACGGGCCTTTCGAAACACCGCCCCCGGCCCCTTTAGGGTGAGCCCGTTGACCTCTGTCTTTTCTCCCTCTTCGACGAATTCCACCTCGTCGGGACGCAGAGACGGGCTTGCCTGTATCGGAAATCCTTCCTCTATATCATTCTGGAGTTCGAGTGCCTTCGGATTGCTCAGGAACTTTCCTTCCACAGAGATTTTGCCTTTAGTATTCTGTTTTGTAGTGAACCCCATGCGGTGGCTTCTAACATGACTGTCGAGGACAGGGGTTACCGGTTTGTCGAATATAACACCTTCCAGGTCGAAAGCGACATTGCCCCAGAACCAGTGGTTCGGAATTATCCCGCCGGAATATGCAACGATACTAAAGGTTTTTTCTTCCGGCTTTTCCCCTTCCTGAAAATTTATCACTTGAGGCTCGCTATCGAATAAACAGGCGTTCAAAGGCGCCGAGTTTTTGTCTTTATCTTCCATTTTATTCATCCTCGTTTTCGCTTTCGTCTTCGGTTTCCTCTTTTTCGCCTGGTGTTACCGGCGACACCCCTGTCTTGCGGACGGGGACATCGCCCCAGTCGACCTTTTTAAGTCCCAATACCGCCCGGGTCTCGTTTATAGTGAGTATCCCCGATTCGATATGGTACTGCAGGACGTCCTGGTCATTGAACCGCAGCAGCTCGCCGGCCGGTGGCTTCTCCGTCAGTCCCAGGGCCGTCCTTGCCTCGGCGACCGCTATGGGCACGCCAGCCCGGACGCCGCGGGCAAGGTCCTCCATCATCTTGGCCTTCTTGTCGTCCTTGCCGGCCAGTCCGGTCTCTTTTCGGGTCGCCTCCTCTTCGGCGAGCCTTTTATTGACATCGGGGAAGTCGTCTCCCTGCCTTGCGCATATCATCGTTCTCGTGGTCGTCCCGTTCTTAAGCTGCTGCTCGTCCGCCTTGGCCTCCTTGAACGGGTCCACGTACGGCCACCGGCGGCAGAAGACCTCGTGGCGAAAGACCTGGTCTGCCAGTTTTTTCGTCTTGATCTGTTTGCTGTCGATAAGCTGCCCTAATTTCCACCGCCACACTCGCGATACGAACGGCTTGACGATAAGGTCCTGCTCGGCCTGCCAGTTCTCCTGGACCTTCTGATAGGCCAGGCGGGCGTTCATAAACGTCGCGCCCGAGAAGTCCATCGTAATCAGCATAATAGGCATACAAAGGGGCCGTCCGATGAACGTGAGCATCCTCAATACGAACGGATCGAACAGGCTGCCCGGCCGGGTCTGCCCTATCCCGGTCGCCGACTCTCCCTCCTCACCGTACATAACACTGCCCGGCTCCATCTTCTCGAGGCGGTTATCATCCTCGTCCCGGCCCGATGGGCTTATCCCGCCGGTGTAATGGTCCGGCGGCTCTGCGTCCTTGCGCGATATGAACATCGAGAAGCACGCGTTGACCCTGGCCGCAACCAGTTCGGCCTCGATGTACCCGGAAAGGTGGTCGATGTACTTGACCGAAGGAGTAAGGACCGGCTCACCCCTGCTGAAACTGAAGCGCTCCGGATTGAACATGTGATGCACGGCCTTCGCCGGGTAATTTTTGTAACCGGCGGACTTGATGTACCCGTACCTGTCGGGCTTTCCTATGTAATAGCCTATGACGGCGCCCGTCTTCTTACTGTAGGCGACGCCGTTGATAATCTCGAAATGCTCGGGCTTTGGCTTTTCGTAAGGCGTCCCCATCTGTTCGCCCTCGACCGCCTGCAGGCCGTCTTCGGTCAGTATCGCCGCAATGTCACCGTCCCTGCGGTACGAAAGGTACATCTCCCTTACGAACTTATCGAAGCCGAACCTGTCCGTCACCTCGCAGGGCGAATCCTGCATGGTCTCCTTCCACGCCGACTCGATGTCGGCGTTGAGCTTGTCATCGTCCGTGCGTGCCTGGATTTTCGGGCCCGAGCCGATCACACCGTTCCGCTCGATTTTCAGCAGTCCGTTGGCTAATGCGTTATTGCGTGACAGCTCCCTGGAAATCTCGCGGAGTTTATCAAGACTGAACTCGTCGAGGTGCGTATCTCCGGTCCCGCCGGCGTAGCTGCGTTTCTTTCGGGTGCGGTGCCTGTCTAAAATCTCGTATCCGAACCGGTATGCCTTCCTGCGGTAGGCCGTCTTAGGCGAAAAGATGCCGACGAAGTCGTCTATCCTGCGAGATGTCCGCCTCGAAAAGCCGCCATCCGGTTTAAGCTGTCTTTTTACTTCCTGCATTAGAATTCCGCGACCCTCCGGCCGCCCCCATCGGCCCTGTTCGCACTTGCCTGGATTTGCCGATACTCCTTACACAACTTTCCGTAATCGGCCCGAGTATATGTCCTGCCGTCCGATGTGGTTATTGACTGTGCACCGCACTCGATTGCCTCGATTGCCGCATCCAGATCGTCCAGTCTTTGTGCCGGTGTTCTTCTTGCCATACATATATCATCGTATATCGGGTGTATTGTTGAAAAGGGGGTGATTACCAGGAATTAGTAACGACATTAAAATAGTTTTGAGTGTTGAATTTTGAGTTTTGAGGTCAAAAAATTGTGTTTATAGGGCGAAAACACCGAATCAGGGTCTTACAGGGCCTCGCATTTCGCTTTTTTATCCTTCGCTTCCTGCTCTTTCATATATCTCGCCCACGCATATTTTGCAGATAAATGCTGCCACAAAGGCGCCAGGATGTTTCATAAGCATAACTGCCATCTCTTTAGCCTTCATTTTTCTAACCTCTCTTTTTATCGTGGTACATGCAATGTCCAATAAGACCCGATATACAACTTATAATAAGCGTCCACTGTATAATTTCCCAAATAAGCGCCATTTTCCCAACCTTCCTTTCTTCAACACTCAAAACTCAAACCTTAGAACTCAAAACTATTTCCCCTGCCAGCATTTGCAGCGGTGGTCCTTGTGGGTAAAAAGGGCCGCGAAGTACCCTTCTCCGTCTTCAACGAACATCTTTTTACCTTTGGCCGCCAAATCATCAATATCAAGCTCTTCCTCGGCGGAACTATCGTTAAGAAAAATAGCTTCTTTACATCTGCCGTATTTTGTTTCTTCATCATATTCAGTTTTCGACGGGTCGTCCTCATCAAAAAGTTCACCTGTACTTGTTATATAATTCTTTATCCAATACTCACACGTTTCGCATCGTTTTATCTTCAGCCATCTTTTTAATTTATTATCCAGCCATTTGGTCAATTGAGGGATATATAAAGCATTGAATATTAGCATCCAGAATTTTTTATTCGCCTTTTTAAGCTCCTCGTGCTCCTTCGGGGACAAAAATAGCCGAGGATGTTTTTCTACACTACCCATTTTTCAGCCCTTTCAATTCGTGTCCTTCGTGGTGAAGAAATCCGTGTAATCAGTGTAATCCGCGATTAAGCATTATTCAACTCTTTTCTATACTCTTAAAATTCAGCCCGCACTTGGCGCACTTATGGTACCGGATAGGCAGGTGTCTCGAATCGTAGCACGGGCACTTCTTCGACCCGCATTTCGGGCATCGGACCTTCATATACATCACCGCCGCTGTGCCGATAGGCTCAGCCGGCTTTTTCTTCCGCCGCCTGTTCCGGCCATCCCAGATATCCGGTTTATTATCGAGAAATCCTTTTCTCATTTTCTCATTCACTCGTTCACAACGCAGGCCGATCGCCTAAGAATTCCGGCCTTTTGCCCTTTCTCACCCTTTTCGTCCCTCGTCTCACCGCCGCCGGCAGTTGTTTGGCCTTTTCTTTTTGTGCGTAATGCACGTTCTTATAATACCCCGCCGCCGCCGCCAATACCGCCGTGTCCAGCGAGTGCGTCTGTGCCCCGGTAGTCACCGTCTGCCACACCCATTTCGCATTGCCCCGCCGGTCCCTGATCTTCACCTTCTGCTCGTTCGTGAACTCCGTGAACCAGTACGAGGGTATCTCATCGTAAAACGATGTAAGGGGCTCTGCGATTATCCTGCCTTTTTCGTCGAACACCGGCTCGACCCACGATGTCACCTGGTCCTTGAAGTATGTAGTATTCACGTTAATAAGCTGCATCCCCCGATACTTTTTCCTCTGGTACCGCGATAGTCTTCTCTCCGTCGCCGTCTCTAAGTCCGAGGCACGCAGCGGCTTGCTGGCCGTCTGCAGTCCGAGCGTTGGTATTGCAAGCCCCGGGTAACGCCTGCAATAATCGTATACATCGTCAGACTTGAATTTGGAATCGATAAACAGGACCATCACGGCAAGCCACGGCCTTTTCTCGTTGTCGGCCCCGTCCGACCAGGGGAACGGTGACATCAGGACCTCTTTGTCCAGTTGTTCGAACGATGATACCGAGCCGGTCGATACAACGTAGTTTTTGAGCGAGTATGAAAACGCCCGCACCTCGTAATCTATCCGCACGATCCCCCGCATCGTTTTATGATAGTCCGCCCCTGCCACCAGGAGTATCGAGTCCTCCGGCACCGTCCCCCGGCTAAAGCCCCCCGTCAGCTTTCGGACCTCGGAGGCCTTGAGTTTCCTGCCCGTCTCCCTGAACGGCCTGCCGAGCGTGGCGTTATGAAAGTCCAGCAGTTTGCCGATAGCTATCCCTTCGGTCGTATTGGCCCGGAACCAGTCGGCCATTATATGCGGCCACGATACGCCGGGGAACGGGCTGACAAGGGCCGATATCTGGAACCCCGAATGACGTTTGGTCCGTTTCGGATTTCCCCTGATATTGCCGTCGACGTCGATGCGTTGACCCTCCGGGAGCCATATGCCTTCGGCCACTAATTCGCCCTTGCGGTCCTCGTAGATCCGCTCTGCGCACACCTCGCACTCGTACCAGACATCCGCTTTCTCTATGATCTCGTCCGGTTCCCGCAGCGTCTTCGGCAGTTTGATCTGGCCGAACTTCCAGACCCGCCACTCCCCGCAGTGCGGGCACGGGCAGGGGTACCGCTGCCTGTTCGACCGCGACCATGATGAGTAAATATACCCTTCCACAGTAGTCGGCGTGCACATCTTGACTATCTTGCTGTCCCAGAACGTCCGTGTCCTCTTCTCTGCCAGGTCGATGGGGTTGGCCTCTTTTCCGGCGAACGGAGGGTACTTGTCCGGCTCATCGAAGAAAAGGTACCTTATCGCCTTCTGTGCCATCTCCGCGGGGCTTCCGGCCCACGCAAAGTACAGCGTCATCCGGTCGAACGTAAAGAAATCGCCCATAAGGTCGCGGGGCCGCCCCGTCGCATGCCCTCGAAGGGCAGGCGACAGGTTAATCATCGGCCTGTATATCTTCTGCGCTGCGTAATCGACGTCCTTTTCCCTCGGCACCACGTACATCGCAGGGCCCGGGTCCTGGTCGATGCAATATCCTATCATGTTCTGGATGCCCGTGGACTTGGCGACCTGCGAGCCGCTCATCACGTCTATCTCTTCGACCTCCTCGTCCGTGAAAGCGTCCATCGGCCCCCGCATGTAGGGCGTGCGGGCCGAGCGATACGGCCCCGGCTCGGCCGATGTGTCCGGGTCCAGCACGCGGTTGGCATCCGCCCACTGCGTCACCGTTTCGTATTGCGGCCGTTGGTATGCGGCCCTTATCCGGGCCGGCCAGATTTTTTCCCGAACGATGGTTTTCATAATTTATTTTTGCCCCGCAGTCCGCCCTTCGGCGAAGGCATCCAGTATATTATTGACCTCTTCTTTCAATACGGGCCTTACT